CAACAGAACTTATATAAAACTGTTAATACTTTTAATTTAGAAGATTTTGCTTCTGGTAAGTTAAACAGCAAAGGATATATTTAATCATGGCAGTTGTAAATTTTTCTGGTACCATGTACGATACAAAAAGTTATCTACGGGACAGCCGCTATCGAAGTTTTTATTTGGATGTTGCAAAACTTCCAGTAATGTCAACTTCCAGCGGTGATTATGTAATAGTTCCCACTGAATGTGAAAACCGAATAGATTTATTCAGTTATCAACAATACGGGTCTAGTAGATATTGGTGGATGATTGCACTAGCCAATGCAGATTTGATAAAAGATCCCATTTGGGATTTTACAGCCGGACTAACAGTTTTAGTTCCTAGAGATACTGCATTGTTAGAAAAACTCGCAGGAGTTAACTAATGGCAGTGATTACTTCCGGTTTTGGAAAAAGAAAACCACCTTGCCCGACGTGCAGTTCGGACCACAAAGGCATTGATCTGCGAGCAGGTGTAGGTAGTCCGATATATGCTAATCAAGATTTAAAAGTATCCAGGGTAATTGACACTGGAAAACTGGGATATGGCAAAGCATTATATGTAAAAGACCCCAATGATCCTAGTAAAGAATATGTGTTTGGACACTTAGATGATAACAATCCCGGCGGCTATAAAGTTGGTCAAACAATACCATCTGGTTCATTAATGGGATATAGCGGAGCAACTGGCGCCAATGAACAACCGCATGTTCATTACGAAGTTAGAAAAAACGGAGTTCCTATTGATCCAAAAAACGACGTAGGAATTGCTAGTTTTGAAAAAGGTTCCGGAAACTTATTGACCACTACAGCAACAGTTGAAAAAAATAGACCCGGGAAACCTGCTACTGCGACAGAAACTGCGCCACCCGATTCAGCTATTAATGATATAGTCAAAAGAAGAGAACAAGAAAAGAATAAAACAGGTCCAGGTAGTACTAAAAGACCTCGACCAGCAAAGTCGGATGTTGGTGTATTAGTAAATCCTTTATTGAAATTAGGCGACAATTAATGGCACATACATACTATTCAAGATTAACTATAGTTAATCCACAAAACATAAACAATTTAGATCCACGAGTTGGAGTAGTTATTGCAGAAACTGCGGCCACTGGTAGATTTGTCATGGGGGAAATTAATTGGGATAACTTAGTAAGTCCTAACTTCCAAACAAGTGTAGCATACAATGGCTACGGAGATTTAAAAATCTTCGAACCCATGGGATTTACATTCTTTGATTACATAAGAGCAGCCGCCTTTGAAATAGGCTGTGACAATCACTTGGATGCAAGATTCTTGTTAGAGATAGAAATACTTGCTGAAGATTTTATCAGCGACACTGGAATGGACAGTCCTTTTAAATATGTTTGGCCGATTATGCTGATAAGCACAGATGTTAAAAGCAGTGTCAGTGAAAAAGGCAGTGAATATGTACTAAAGTTTATTCATGCAAATCATCACAGTCAAACCGATCTAGTACAACCAATCAAAGACACTACAAAAATCAAAGCAGAAAATGTCAAAGACTTCTTCGAACAACTTAGCATCGAATTAGAAAACAAAGAATTCAGATACGCAGAAGCAAGACAAAAAGCAGGTACAGGAGGTAACGGTGGCGGCGCCCATCCTGCAGAAACTGATCCTTTTCATGACGAATATCATTTCCTTGTGCAACCGGACATAGAAAAATTTACATTTACCAGTAAGGGTAAAGCAGATCCGGCGATAAAAGAATCATTTAGCTTTTTTGGTAAACAAAAATGGGACATCACTGCTCGCCCAGGTACAACTATTATTTCGTGGATTAATCGAGTATTAATGAGTACTAAAGAAGTCTCTGATTTATTGCCTGGTAAAACTCAAGGACAACCACAGGGCGCCAGCGGCAGCAGTGAAGCTAATAAAAAAATCATTGAAGATAACATGGGTAAACCATATCAATTTTTTAGAATTGAAACCTATACTGTTAATAAAAACTTTGACTATATTCGAGGACGTTACGCAGTTAAACATGTTTTTTTAATATTCTTGGCTGATCAACCAAACATGTATCAGTATCCCGACGAACTCGATTTATTGAATAGACAATCAAGCAAAGACAAAGTTATTAGCAAGCTGACATATTATATTCAAGAAGGATTACTGCGAAAAGTATATTATCATAACTACACAGGCTTGAGTACAGACATTATTAAAGTAGATCTACAGTTTAATCAAAGTTATAGTTTGCCTAGTTTTCCAGTGATATGGACAGATCGAGGAACAACCGGACCAGGAGCAATGAATGTACAAAACTATAGAAAAGATGTTACGCCGTATGTTCAAAATGATAAAAATGGAGTCGCAAGAAAAGAACTGAAAGAACTTCAACAAAGTGCTATAGCCGCTAATAAAGAGATTAATAGAAAAGGTTCAGACAAAGCAAGAAAGGAAGCATTAGAACAATACATACAAACAATTAATGCAGCCATACTTGAAAAAGAAAATGCGTTGAGAGCAAAAGAAAAAGCTGTACTGCCTACCAATTCTATTAATAATAGAACTGAGTTATTAGAAACAATGGCTCCAAAGTTTGCAGAAGACGTAGACTTTAAGAAAATTTACAATGAAATTTTATCTGTTAATTATTCCAGTCTGAGACCTAGAATGGAACCGGATGTAATCGGAGAAGACATAGATATTGCAAAAGCAGAAAACGAAAAGCTCATGGAAAAAATCTTTACTGTGTTGTTAGCGCCGAGAGATTTAATCGACATGGAGTTGGAAATAATAGCAGATCCTTATTGGTTGGGAATGCCCAACGTTATGTTAGTGGGTAAAAACCAGTTAGAAAAAATAGAGTTTTCCAGTAGCAATGACGAACAAATTAAAACATTGATCGAAGACAACATGCCAAGTTTAGATCCAGACTGGGGAACCAGGGTCAATGCATGGGGCGACTACGGCCAAGCACAATTTTATAAAGGTGCCAACTTATTTTATTTTAACAGTCAAGCTCCTACAACAGACTGGGACAACAATGATACAATGCTGTTTAATACCACAGATCAAATTCTCGGAATCTATCAAGTTTGGTCAGTGACGAATTCTTTTAAAGAAGGTAAATGGACACAAAAACTAAAAGCACGAAAAGATCTTACTATACCTAGTTATATATTGCCCAAGGGGGTAGTAGGTGAAGTTACATTTGAACAGTTTATGACAAGTGCAATAAACAGTGATGTGAGGGAAGCAGACAAAGTTGCCGAATTAAGAGAACAGGCAAAACGAGAACGAAATGGTGATGCCGCCAGAGATAATTTATCCGGTAAAGAAGGTATGGGAGCCGCTGGTATTGTTCGCGGTGATGCTAACAACTCGTCTGGGCCTGTACTAACTGCTTTAAATAGCTATAGAGAAAAAATTGCAAATAATCCACCCCCAGTTGTAAATGATCCGGTAGCAAATGCACACTCCTTAACAGAAACGCCGCCACAAGTAACTAAAGACATGGCATACTCAAAGGCAAAAGAACAATATATTGCCGAGACAAAAGCTCATTTTGAACATACTAATAAATTAGCCATTGAAGCATATGCTGATGCAGGCATTTCTAATTATAAACCGTATCCAGCAGAAACACTGACAGCAGAAGCACTACAAAAAAGCGGCAGCGGAGGATTAGAAGATTGGAAACGTAATAATACTCAGCGTCCAGGCCCAGCCGCCGTTAACAATCCCAGCGGCCTAGGATTCGATGTCAAAACCGGAACTTATAATAAGTACGAAACATTCAATGATGGTGTTAAGGCAACTACAGAGTATTATAACTTTGGCATCGGTGTGCCGTCTTTTGGCAATCAGGGTCAGGATAGATTATTATTACCCAGCGATTGGAAAGGCAAAGCCGGTGATTATATTACTAAAAAATCAAAAAGAGGGGGTATTTAAATGACAGGTCCAATGAATCCATTCGGACAGAAAAAAGTCCCACAAAATTACTCTGGCAATACTAATAATAAAGGTGTTGCTAATAGTCCTGGTATATATGTCGGCATTGTTAAGAAAAATGATGACCCACAACACATGGGAAGACTACAGGTATGGATCGAAGAATTTGGAGGAGATCCTGAAGTCGAGGCTAGTTGGATAGGTGTGAGTTATGCCAGTCCATTTGGCGGATCGACTAGCATTTATGATCAAGGTACTAATGTAAAAGAATATGAAGATACTATAAAGAGCTACGGATTCTGGGCAGTACCTCCTGATTTAGATGCTAGGGTATTAGTGGGTTTTGCCGCAGGAAAATTAGACAAAGGATATTGGTTTGCTTGTTTATTTCAACGAGGCACACAGGTTAGTATTCCTGGTATCCCTGCTAAAAATACTTGGACAGGAGAAAACAAACCGGCCGCGCCAAAAAATAGAAAAGACAGCGATCCTGATTTAGAAAAATATGTAGAGCACAAGCCAATGAGCAATGCTCTCAAGCAACAAGGTCTCGAAGGTGACACTATTAGAGGAACAACAACTAGTAGTGCTACTAGAGAAACTCCTAGTAAGGTAATTGGATTACTAACTCCAGGGCAACATCAATTTGTCATGGATGACGGTGACAAGGACGGTAATAGTAAATTAATTAGGCTTCGCACTACTAGTGGCACTCAATTATTATTAGATGACACCAGCGGCCACGTTTATATTATCAGCAAGGCTGGCGAAAATTGGATGGAACTCAGTGCAGATGGTAGAATACATATCTACGGCAGTAAAGATATAAGCATACACACGCAAGAAAATTTAAATCTGTACGCAGATAAAAGTATTAACATAGAAGCTGGCATTGATGTTAACATTAAAGCCGGCGCAAACGTGCAGGCCGAAGCAGGAAATAATTTACAAACACTGGCAGGTCAAGACACTGTGATTACCAGCGGATCAACTAGTAATATTAATAGTTCGATAGCACATTATGAAACAGCGGGAGTTATTCATATGAATGGCCCAACTGCCGCATCTACTCCGGCATTTACATTAAATTCGTTGGTGGTCAATCAAGGTGTAACAACCAGTATCTGTACAACGGTTCCTGAACATGAACCGTGGTTTGGTCACAGTGGCAGTATAAATCCTGTGGGCACAGGAAATCAACAAATGCAAAAAGATCCGGCGCCTGCACAGACTCCGCGGCAACCTAAAGAAAATGAACAAGGTCTGCCTATTAATATACAAACACATGAACACACTGAAGTAGATGTAAGCGAAGCAACTACTAGTGAACAAGCACAGGCAAAGATAAAAGAGAATAATGGATATTCTCCAGTTAATCACGATGACGGTAAAGGCCAAAGTGCAGGGTTTGCCAGCAAAGTATCAGATGTTCCTGCTTCAAATCCCAGCCAAACAGATACAGAAACAGACAAATTAAACAGGCAAAATGCAGAAATACAGCGTTCGCAACTATCTGACGCATTGATCCGTGCTAGCATGGCTACAACTCAAGCAGAAGCAAAAGGTCTTGCAGTACTAAACTCTTTAACTTCACCATTTGTCTCTGGTGGAAATGTAAGCTCGATAGATCGAGCAATTAATAGTTTAAATGATCCTAATGCAAAACCGTATACCGGAGATGATCCTATAATTAAAGCAAGACTCGCTAGAGCTAACGGAAATGATAAATTTACAAATCCTGAAATATTTACAAACGGTGTAACTGCTGATAAAGCCAATCAACTATTTGCCAATGATTTAACAAAGAATGAATCAGGTGTCAAAACAATGCTGTCCGGAGCAGGAGTGAGTAAACTTCCGCAAAACGCATTTGACAGTTTAGTAAGTTATCAAAATCAAATCGGCAATGCTAGTTATGCTTATGTCAAAGGTGAAAAGATTGACCTAACTAGTATGTATAAAAATGGTGAATGGGATAGGGCCGCTGGCTTCATTGCCGCGGATGAAAGGGATCGTCCGAGAAGAATACAAGAAGCCGCAATAATGGCAAACAACAGCTACGGCAACATTGCCACAGAAGAACAAGTAATTAATCGAGGATTGTCACTGTCCAACGAGTTAATACGTAAAGACCAGCTTAACAAGCAGACTGGTAATTCAGTTACTCCACAGCAGGCATTTGCTCTTGGTAGTAGCTATCTTGCACAAACTGGAAGTACTTTGCCAGGTCTAAGTTTTCCAACTAATTCTGTTATTAAAGCAAATTCTTTAACGGGCGATATAACGCAGGTCCTTAGGAAACAACGAGGCCCGTGGCCTTATTAATTTTTTAAGAACTGTGCCAGTTCCGGAGCAGTCCAACCATCGGGCTTGAGAACCTTACCATCTTCACGTTTGTGAACTTTGCCGGTAGTTGGATCAATTTTGGCAAAGTTTGTTTTCATAACTTCTTTCCAGGCACCTTCGGCATCCCATCCAGCACTGTGAATAGCACCAATTGTAACAACTAAAATATCAATCAATGCATCTAGTTGTTCCACTCTATCCTCTACTAGAGTAGCTTCTAATAATTCTTGATGTTCTTCATTGATTAACTTAATATACATAGTATATTGAAGTTCATTGAACTTGTCGACTGTTTGATCACAAGCAGTCATAAATTTTTCTTGGTCTCTAAAAGGGTTTGTCATTTTGACAGTTCTTCCATAAAGTGTTCGTGTACAGGTTGATGGGCAACTCTAGTTAGCCATCCATTGTTAATACATTCTAAAATTATTCTTTTGTAGGAGTCAGGACATTGCGAATTTATTTGAAATGCCGCTCTGGGCACTAACGAAATACCATCCGGACTAAAATGAAAATCATTAGAGTCTTGTAAATATGTTTTAATTTTTGGACCTGAGCTTGTTGTATACATTTTTAATACTTTGAAAAAGGTTATAAAATCTCAATGAGTGGGAATTAATTATAGGTCTGTGAAGAGGACATCGTCCTTGATTGTAATCACAGAGAATTGAATATTCTTGTCGGCAAGTTAAACATTTTTTCAATTGATATTTTCCGATAATTTTTTGATTCTATTATGAAATTCGCCAAACATTTCATACGCAGAAGTTTCTTCAATATTTTTTGAATCAAAGAAATTATGCATGTTTTGATAAATTTTTGAATTATTAGACATGTATCTCTGTTTAGTTTTGCCGCCGGCCAGTAGAATATTTTTATTAATTTTATCAAAACTTGAAGTTAAACGTATGCTCACAGCAACCCTGTGCGTATCCGTATCTTGTGTTTTATGTATTGTAGTTCCCCTCAGAACTAGCAGGTCCCCGGGTAGTATTTCTGGAATATGTTTAATCTTGTCGAGATTAACGCTTATATTAAATTTCTCATCGAATACATCGTCGTGTAAAATGCTTTGATTTTCTGTGCAAGAATAATGTGCCGCACCACGGGACATCATCTGAAATTGGTCATTAGGAACAGAGGCTCTGAGTCTATCCGCTGGAACGACAGCAAGCCCTGATCTTGTCGCTTCTTGTTTGATAATAGGAATATATAAATTAATATAATTATGTAGTTGCTGAAACTTATAATAAGATTCGTGTTCTTGATGCCATCCAAAATTAATTTTACCGTTGTCTGGAAATGCACAATCATCAGTCAACATGTCTACTTTAGTAGATGTATGTTCAGACACTGTCTTGGCTAGTTGCTCTAATTTTGGAAACAACGTAGCCACAGTGTCGTTGCTAACCGAATTGACCGAATAATTTTTGTTTACTATATTCACCCGATTGCTATTATAATTAGTTATTAATATATTAAGCTCGTGATCGGTTATAAAGTTTTTTATAACACAATAGCCAGTAGTTTCTAAAGATTGAATATTTTTTATCATTTTTTAAGATTATTCATTACAAGTTGTTCAGCGTCTTGTTGTCTGCGTTGTGTATTGAGTTCAACAGCTTTACTAAACATTAGTTCTACAAGTTCTGCCATGATCTTTTTGCCCGGATCTTTCAAATGAGAGTAATGTGTGCTGACTTCACTTACATAAGCATACTCATCATTTCTCACAGTACTCATCAACTGTGCGGCAAGTATTGAACCAATTTCTTTTTCAGTAAGCATGTTATCCTTTTTTAAGGAGTTCGATGAACGCAATCTTTCCAATGCTTTCTCCAAAATCCTCGTCATTGTTAATAATATGTAAGCTCGTATTGTTCCGATCTGTTTTTTGATCGTAGTGACTGATTTCGACAATTTTGCCTCCTGAAGCATTGTATATTGTAAATCTCAAAGGTTCTGTTGCACTGCTTAATGTACTATGACCGTGATGTCTAGCACTAGTAATAGAATTCACTTTTATATCGCTGCCATAAGGATCCCTTGATGCTTCTTGCTCTGGCCATATAAAGTTATGTAGTTTTGTTCGTATCCAGTTTTTCATAATCTCTCTCCTTGATTGTCATAAATCACGTATCTGTTCTTTTCATAGTCCCAGTGTCTGTTATCATATATACTTGCATTAAAACTGTAGCCGAACAATCCCAGACGTAGTGTGACTCCGGCATGATCGCATCGAGTTTTTATAGTAAAGTCAATCTCAACAATGCAACCATTCTTTATCAGCTCGAACTCCCAGAACTTATTTTTAAAAGGAGTATCACTGGACCAATTACGAATATTCTTAAAACTCTTCCAATCTCGAAAACTGGGATTTTGTATAGCTATAGTAATAGCTATCATACAAACTTGCCGAGACCTAACCAAATTAGTTGTTCAAGTTCTGTTTGATAGTCCTGGCCCAATCTGCGCTTTTCATAGATAGACATCAAGATATCTTTGCCATCGCCGTAGTCTGTAGCACCAGCTCCGCGCAACTCTAATTCTTCAATCAAATCGTCAGTTTCAAAGTCTGACAAGTCAACATCTACTTCAACTTCTTTGTACATTGTTTTATACATATATTTCCTTATACAGTTCGTTAATCTGTGTATTCACGCAAGGCCTTAATATCCCTGTGTTTTACTATTATAACATGATGTATTTGTTTGTCAAACTTGATGGGCAAATCCAAATGCACACTGATACGTGGTCCTTCTGTGTGATTGATTACTGTGTCGTTACCAACTGTTCCGATAAATGGAATTTTATTCCAATAACCAAACACTCGGTCTCCGAGGTACCATGTTGGCATATATCCATTTTTTTCAAAGTAATCAGTTTGATTTCCCATTATAGTTTTTCTCCAGGTTAAAAACTTTAGCCACCAAAATGTTTAATTACAGTATCTAAAGCCTGCACTACGCGAGTATTATTCACAACATCTTCGGGGTGCAAGTATTCACCTTTTTTAAAATCTTTTAGTTCTTTCTTGAGGTACTGGCGCTGTTCCTTGAGCACAATTACTGCAATTCGATCTGCGGTTTCAAAATCAATCTCGAGTTTCTTGTTCATAATTTTTCTCCTGCTTCAAATCCGCGGAAGCGTAGAAATCTAGGAAATCGCAGACTATATGTGCCGTCTTGGTTCTGTGTGACAGCATCTGCTCTTACTTCAACCACTGCTCCAAAAAGTGTATTACGACTAGTCCAATAGTCAATGCGGTCGTTATCAGTGAACCCGCTACCACAATTAACTTGAATAAACTTGCCTCCGTCGTTTCCACTGCATATGAGCGCACCCAATCGTCCTTCATTTCGTCCTGTACCTTCTTCAACACCCTGTACCTCCAAACTTACTTCAATAAAAGGCTTTAGTTTTAACCAAGCATGACTTCGCTTGCATTCATAAGGAGCCATAGGATCCTTGATCATAATGCCTTCATAGCCGCCTTCGATGGCCAGTGCATTGATCTCTTTGTATTTGCGTTGTCCTGCTTCAGAGTCCAAATCTACAAGTTCTTGTCCCACCATTGTCATATTAGGCAATGAATCTTGATGATGAAGCACGAACTCTGTTAAATGATTACTACGGAATTCTTGTGTAGCATTCCAAATGCCCCGTTCAAAATGAACTAAAGGAATACAATCAAACAAATGTAGCACAGCATCCTCGGCTTGTACATCACTTTTACGATGCACCTGCTTCATCAAGTCCTGGAAACTACTGCTCATGATCTCGCCATCAAATACCCAAGGCTCTAATAATGTGTCTGCAATAGCGGCAAACTGCTCTGCTATATGTGGAAAATTGACAAACTCTTTGCCATTGCGACTAAACATATTGACACGGCCATCAGGGTGTACAATAGTGATAACACGAACACCATCAAGTTTAACTTCGATAAATCTCTTCCCTGTGACTTTGCTTTCATGGTTAGCACTATCGTGAGCAAGCTGACAACCAAAAACAGGAATAGCATAATCAGCATATTTCTTCTCCACTACTTTGTTAATTGTTTTTTCGCTGAGACCACAGCGTAGATCTTTGATAAGGATACGACGATACCAATCGTTCCATTGTGCATTAGTACAGTTAGACATTAATTGGTCAATGGTATCTCGAGCAAGATTGCCAGTGATTTGACGAGTAACAAAACCAGTGAGTACTAGGGTAAATGAATCCCAATCTACTCCCCGGCCATCAGGACCACTGCGTTCTGGAACTTGTTTGATACCAAATGTAATTGTACTGTCTAGTGCAAGACGACAGCCATGAAAAAATTCATCGTTACCTGCTTCTGCTTGAGCCAGGATAATTTGTTCTTTGTTAGTGCGAAGATTGTGGTCTTCTAAACTACTGATAACATAATAGCAGGGATCGGACATGTTGTCTCCAAAAAAAGTCTCTATGTCATATTATAACAGCATAGAGACTCTGTGTCAATTATTTTTTGGCAATTTGTTTTGCTGCCTCAAAAATACGCATGGCATCTTGCAAACGAAAGTTTTCCTGGCGATAGTGCCAATCTTTTTTACGTTGTGCTATGTCTAGCGCATCCATTAATGTATATTTGTCTTTTAAATTATTTGTTTGCATTAACATAGAAGACATATCTACAATATCTAACGCATACTCTACCCATTTGTGTGTGCTATTAATTTTATCTTTTTTGAGAAAAACTAATTTACTTGAACCCGTTTTTGCATACTTTTGTTTGTAATTTGCTACATTCATAAAATACTCGCTTGTTGTGGTACAAGCAAGTATTATACAATATTATCGAATTTGTGTCAATTATTCGTAGTGATGTTCTTGCATAAGCTCATGCCGTTTCCGGTAAAGCACAGCTAGCTCGTCTTTGAGTTTGAGTTTTTCTTTTTTAAGTGTTTCTACTTGATATTCGTCCCAAGATGTTTGGGCTGTGGCCTGTTCGATTTGTCTTGCCACTTGGGTGTGTCGATTGTCCACAGTTCTGATGTGATGTTCCAGTGAGTCGATGTCCATTTCAATCTCCTTAAAAATTGTCATAGTTGACAATACATATTTAATGTTGTATAATTATTTTTACAGCCTGCCGATTTATAAGATTAAATAAAAATATGAGTGATACACTACTACTAAACAGCGACGGCACTCCGTTGTCGATGTTGCCGCCCAGCGTTGTTGATTGGACCATGGCTATCAAACTTACTTTTTTAAACAAAGTTTCAGTGATCAAAGAATATGATGATTGGGTAGTTCATAGTCAAAAGCTGTCAATTCCAGTGCCCAGCATTATTATGACCAAGCGTTATGTACGACCAAAAAACAAGGTTTTGTTTAACCGTAAAATGGTTTATCTACGGGATAACTATACCTGCCAATACTGCGGAGATCAGTTCCAAGCCAAAGACTTGACTCTGGATCATGTCACGCCTAAAAGCAAAGGTGGTAACAGTTCTTGGAGTAATTTAGTCACCTGTTGCGGCACATGTAACTGGCTTAAAGGCGCCAAAGTAATAGAGCCGTTGTCCAAGCCCAAAGAGCCAAATTACTGGCAAATGGTCAAAGTTGTCAAACAAAACAACCCTTATCAAATGCGAGACCCTGCCTGGGCAGAATATCTGGGCTATGACAGTAAGCTGATAGCAACAGGATAACAAAAAGGCACTTTATGTGCCTTTTTTGTTGACTCGTTATCTACATACATTATTCTATAATAAATACATGTATGAGAAAATTCAAAGGTTACAGTACTGTTGATAAAACGTGGGGAAATTTCAAACTCTACGATATTAACCTTGCAAAACGCGACTTGCTTAACGAGTTCTATACTCGCAAAGGTGAACGAGTAATGAGTCCTGAGTTCGGAAGCATTGTTTGGGATCTGTTGTTTGATCCATTAACTGACGAAACTATAGATGCTATTAGAACAGATTGTCTGCGTATTGTAACCAAAGATCCTAGACTAGATTTATTGGACATAGATATAGTAGACAACGAACATACAATTATAGTAACTATTATTTTGAGATATGTTCCCACAGCAACAGAAACAGAATTAGTAGCGGTGTTTAACAGAAACTTGACCGCAGAACGAGAAATCGGATAAAAGGATAAACTATGCCAAAGGCAATTAGACAAGAAAACTTATACGGAGCAGAAGACTGGACAGTAGTATATTCTAGTTTTAAAAATGCAGAATTCCGTAGCTACGATTTTGACACACTACGTCAGTCGATGATTAATTATGTGCAATTCAACTACCCTGAAGAGTTCAACGATTATACACAAAACAGCGAATTTATTGCATTAGTGGACTTGGTTGCTTATGTAGGTCAAAATCTAGCATTCCGCATGGATTTAAATGCAAGAGAAAATATTTTAGACACAGCAGAAAAACGTGAAAGTGTACTGCGTATTGCACGTATGCTTTCATATAAACCCAAGCGTGTTCGTCCAGCACAGGGCTTTATGAAAGTTGTTGCAATTAACACGTCAGAGTCTATATTAGACAGTAGCGGTGTAAATTTATCTAATAAGACAATTATGTGGGGAGCAGATCCCAGTGAATTAGAATACGAGCGTTTCATTAAAGTAATGAACGCGGCATTTAATTCCAACAATCAGTTTGGTACACCCACAAAAAGAAGTACTAATACTGACACAGGGAATTTATTTGAAGTTTATAATTTTAATAATTTAGGTACAGAGTTATTAACAAACTACTCTATTGGTGGAAACGTAGATGGTTTAAATTTAACTTTCGATATATTACCGATTGATATCAGCACAGACGGTATACTAACTCAGTCCGAACCGAATTTAGACAGTGCATTCAGTGTCATGTATAGAAATGACGGCAAGGGTGTGGGCAGTACAAAAACTGGTTTTTTCTGTTTGGTCAAACAGGGAACATTGGTTAGTATTGTAGAACAAATTTATAGTCCTAGTGCTAATTTAGTCATCGACATTCCCAACACAGGAAATATCAGTGAAGAAGATTTTTATGTGCAATCGATAGACGACACAGGTACAATATTAAAATCATGGAAAAAAGTTGGCGACTTAAACTTCTCTAATATTGTGCTCAATGAATACAACGGCAGCGAACGAGATTTGTACGAAGTAATTTACAGCGATGCCGACATAACAAGTATTAAATTTGGCGATGGTTCATTTACTAATGTCCCAACAGGACAGATAAAAGTTTGGTATCGAATTGCTGAAAATGATTTCGTAAGAGTTAAAGCAGGCGACGTAAATAATATTACTTTCAACATTGGTTATGCCAATGCCAATAATCAAGCGCAGACGTTGACAATAACCTTGGAACTACAAGACAACATGATCACTGGTCTACCCAGTGAAACAGTTGATGAAATCAAACGTAATGCACCTGAAGCGTTTTACAGTAAAAATAGAATGGTCACTGGCGATGACTACAATGGATTCTTACCCACATTAAACAGCGATGTGCTGATTATGAAAGCTGAAAATCGCACGTTCAGTGGACACAGTCGTTATGTGGATTTGAGCGACCCCACAGGCAAGAGCCGTCCATTAATCGAATTCGGCGATGATGGTTACATGTACAAAGACGAACTGACTAAGAACACATATATTGCCGATGATGCAAGTCGTCGTTCAGTTGATTTATTAGACGAATACATTGAAAAACAGTTGGCAGACATTGGATTACTAAACTTTTATTACGGCAAGTTAAATCTATCAAACGTCACTGGCACTGCTAGTACACAATATTTTCCCAGTGTAAGATTAGAAAAAACAATATATTATGCAACCACAGTCGATGCTATAGATGCAACATCTACTATTATAACTATTCCAGTAGAAAGTATTAATACACTGAACGCATTTGATAATTTTGACATCAACGGCGGCATGTTACAAATAGATAATGAATTGTTTACATATACTAACATTGTTAATAATACATTCACAGGAGTGCGTCGAGCACAGCAGGGAACAAGCAAAGCGTCACATGCCAGTGGATCGCAGGCATTTAAAGTCAGTGACTATCGTTGGAGATATTCATACAACGATTTAACTTCGAGTAACGGCTTTATATCAGAATCTTTGGCGTCCAAAGTTCCTATGAAACTGGGATTCACTACAGGCGGCGAGTTACGAACAATGCGTCCTGGATCATTAATTAAATTAAAGAACGATACAGGCGATACTCGCTGGGTCACTGTGTCTGATATTCGAGGCGATGGACTTGGTATAGAAAACATTGACTATGTTTATACAGGTTTATTATCTAATGGCCATGGTCCAGTGGAAATTAACGCATCTGTCACAGACACTGAACGGCTTGTTGAAATATTACCGCCATTTGCCAGAGTATTTGATACTGTCACACGAGAATTGATTATTGAAAAATTAGAAGAAAAAGTTTCGTTTGCATTAAAATTTGACAACTTAACTCCCAAGTGGACTATAATAACTACACCAGTGAATACAACTGCTAATTATAATTCAAACAGCAACAGCACAGGCTGGATATTAAATGTAACGCGAGAAAGCAATGGCTGGACTATTACTAGTCGTCAGTTAGACTATGTATTTGGCAGTGAAGGATTGATTCGTTTTTATAACATCAATTTTGCAGCCACGTTTAATCCTAACTTTAAATCAGTTAGCAATGATTACATCAGTTTAGTTACATTGGACTCTGGTTCTAAATTATCAGTACTCAAGAAATATCGCATCAGCGGATATTATGTCTACGATGACGGATATACTGATAATAGTAAAGTCAAAGTAACTCCATTGGATTTAGACAATGACTTTTTGCCAGATGATCCAGACCATTTTAATGTTATCATAGGCGCCAGCGAAATTGTGTTAATTAACTATGAAGAAGGTGACTTCTCGTATGAGATTCCTGCAGAATTATCAACCCCAGAACAAATTTTAGATACAGTCAATGGTAAAATGAACTTGGCATTTAAATGGGAACACAACACCAATATTGATCAAACGTTGAATCCTAGTTTAACTAATATCATAGATGCGTATGTTTTAACTAAAACATATAATGATGATTATGTATCATGGAAAAAGAAAAATGATTCAAATATTGTTGCACCGTTGCCTCCTACCACTGAAGAACTACGAGACAACTTTGCAAATCTAGTTGAATATAAAATGATCACAGATGAAATAATTTTTCATCCAGTTAAGTTTAAACCATTATTCGGAACACTTGCCGACCCGGAATTCCAAGCGCAGTTCAAAGTGGTCAAGAGTCTTAAGACAAAACTAACAGACAGTGAAATTAAAAGTAAAGTCATTGATGCAATCGATACTTTCTTTACTCCAGGTAACTTTGGCTTTGGAGAAATCTTTTACTTCACGGAATTAGCCGCATACATACATACTGCACTAAAAACAGAACTCAACAGTGTTGTCATAGTTCCAATAAGTGCAGAAAGTAGATTTGGTACGTTATTTCAAATACAACCAGACAGCAATGAAGTCGTAACAAGTGTCGCAGGAGTCAGCGACATTGTTGTTATTAGTGAAATTACAGACAGCAACATTAGGATCAGTCGATGAGCAAGCAAACAAAAAAGCCAGCAGAAATAGCCGCTAAAAAGGTTAAAAATGTAAACCTTTTACCGCAGATATTTGTCACTGAGCCTAACAAGAAAATGTTAGACTCTAGTTTAGATTTAATGACCAGCAAAGGTCAGTTATCTAACTTTAAAGAAACACTGGGGTTGAGGTCTGCTACCAACGGTGTCACTGAATTCTTTACCGTAGAAAACAATGAAGTTCGCCGAGAAAGTCAAGCTAATAACATGCTTGTTATGAAGGACAACGAAGATTCTTATTTAGGTAAAGCAAGTTACTTGGACATTGAAAATTATTTCCGAGTAAAAGGCTTGGAATTAAAAGACGGCATTCAATTAGACAAGGACATCAATATTGTAGACTTGCCAATCATTTCAAGAAGACTATCTGACTATCACTTATACTATTGGGTTGCCAATGATTTACCAGCGATGAGACTGCATTTTGTACAAGCAGGCGGTGGTGGAAACAAATTTTCTGTAGTAGACGATATACTAGGAAAACCAACTGTTACTATAATTTCTGATAGTTATTTAGATGGTGAAAAAGTTATACTGAGTAAATCATTGGCATTACAAAACGGCATGGTTGTTTACTTTACTGGCTTTGTTGATTCGGATTATAAAACAAATGATATAGACGACCCAAAAACTTATTTTGTTCTGGGCGCTGGAGAAAGTATTTCTTTATTAAGAACAACAAATATAGATAAAAGAATCCCCAACAGTTATCTTAAGAAACGTCCATGGGACAAGTCAGACCCATTAGTCGATGCGCCTGCTATTAAATGGGACAGCGAGCTATGGGATGGAAGTCAAATTGTTACCTCAGAACCAGAATATATAACCATGGACAAATATATCGCCAATGAAAATCACTGGGGTGTAATAGATCATTGGTATCATATTAATTTAATTAAAACTGTAGCAGATTTTTTAGATGTTTCTGTTAGTGACATTGTAACTGAAGATAATAAAGCAAAACGCCCAATTATTACTTTTAATAGATACACAAAACTTTATAATTGGCCCAATAACTTAAGAACAACCGTGTCGACAATTCTTACTGGTGAAGTTTCAGATTATATAGGAAAAGCCGGTATTAAAGATTTGTATGGTTACACATTGGTCAACAGCGATAGACTAGTGTTTGAAAACAGTCCTGGAATTTATACAGTTTCTAATCCCAGCACAAATGCAAGTTTTGTACAAACAACCACGACCGTAACAGGTGATGGTGCGTTAGTTGTAGTCAATTCTAATATTAATTACTATAGATTAATTTATAAAAATAACAGATGGCAGTTTGCACAGAATAAAACAACAAAGAATCAATGTCCTAGATTTGAATTTTATACTAGTGATGACGTTCACTTAGAAACATTTAATGAAATTGATTATCATGGAGGAGTTATCCTCGACTTTGCTTCGGGCCCGGTCTATGATTACACATTGGCCAGAAGCATCCAAGTTAGTAGCATCGATTTTGATATAATTAATGAAAATAATTCACTGAACATTAGTCCCAATCAAATAAAGTTTACAACTGATATAGATAAAATGTTTTCCTATAATGATGAAACTACAGGAGAAGAAATACAAATTAAAGGGCCGTATGGTTACAAATTTTTGTCGGCTTCTGCGATATCATTTTATCAGCCTCGACGAGGTTTGGATATTACAAGGCAAACTCAAGATCTGTTCTATGATGATAATACAGAAACTCAGTGGAGCAAGGAGATAATTCCCACTGCCGACGGATTTGATTCCATTCATATATTTTATGACGAAACAGAAAAGTTAAAATTCTATTTTAATGTACAAGGCCACGGTTTAATTAGATTTTCTAGTAAAAGAGGATTCAACAATCTTGAACAAGTTATACCTTTAATATCTGGCAGCAATTTTAAAATAGTTTGTCATGATTTACCTTACTCAATAACTTTTTATCGAACAGAAATAATAGATAATATTTCTAGATCTGTATTATTAGAAGAACCATATTGCTTTAATAACGGAACCAGCAATGGCGTCATTGAATTAGATCTGTCCGCTAGTATTTTAGAAGATTCTAATTATATCGATAATATATTAAACATAGACAATACTAGATTATTCTGGACAGCCAACAGCATAACTAAATCAGCAATTATTCGTCCTGTAAATAAATGGAGATTTTTACAATTTGCTTACCTGCGAGACAAAACTAATCCGATTTACGAAAACTATGATTATACCATCAGCGATATAACTCAAGAAGACGGTTCGTTGAGTTATTATCAGCAATTGATCTCTACACCTATATTAAACCAAAAATCAAAATATGGAGATAAGATTTGTTTGGATACTTTGATATCCAATCCAGTGAGTAAAACAGCTCCGCTAAGTTTAACTACGAATCCGTTGAACGCTAAACTCGATGTTATTAATTATTATTCGCTGTATCAACATACAATTAATTTAAAGTCAAATGCTTCAAATGCAAAAGAAGCATTGCAAACTGATCCTTCGTTGATTGTCTCTAGCATAGGCGGAGGCACATTATTAAAACATAATAGCCCGTTGGCAAAAGCGGCAATTGTTGCAACCAACTTGCCCTATGACTTCAGTGAAATCATTATTAAACAAGGCAAGCACTACGACTCATTTTTAAATAAGTTAACATTTGAACTACAACAAGTTATAAACAAAAATGACATATCTGTTATGTCTAGTTTAAATATTCTAAATTTAGCGGTCAGTAACATCTTTTTAAATCAAACTAATAATGAAAATTTCTGGTACCATAGTAACATGCTGGGCTGGGGTAATTCTATTAATTATGTTGAGAAAAAAATAACAATCACTAACGTTTTTACAATACCACTCAACAATGGATTAAGTTTAATCGATCATGCCGCTGGCAAAGAAACTATACTACATATTATTGCTGATAATAAACTATTGACACGTGGTGTAGATTATACACTGTTGTCGTCAGAAGACTATTATACTAGTATTGTATTGGATAATAAATTTGCCAATACAGAAGTAACTATTAGACAATGGACTGATGAATTTAATTCTAAGATTCCTGCCAGTTTGGCAAAAATCGGCTTGAGCTCAGTTTATCAGCCTGAAGTTTATGCAGACACAAGCTATGCCGATACAAAATATTTCTTATGCAGACACGATGGCACACGTTTATATTTAGAAGATGGTGTAGACGAAAACAATTATCCAAACAACACCATTGAAAAGTTATTATTTGAATATGAAAAAGCTGTGTGGTCAAGTATTGCATATGACATAGAAAATAACAGCAATGCTTCTTTGCTGGAAGATCAACCAGGTTATTTTAGATCAGGCAGATACACATGGTCAGAAATAAGAACTGTAGTTAACAGCGAAGTCTTATCGTGGATGGCAGAAAATAATATTTTCACAATGTCCAATGACGCCTACGAAGAATCTGATCCTTTTACCTACATCTATCAACTAGGCAGCGGAGACGATGCTACAACAATGACTGGTTCCTGGAGAGCAGTTTATAAATATTTGTACGACACTGATCGTCCTCATACACATCCTTGGGAAATGCTGGGGTATACTTTAAAGCCAACGTGGTGGGATACTCATTACTCTTGGACTGACACAGTTAAGAGAACAGCATTGGAAAAGGCTTTACGCACAGGAAACACTGGAACACCAGCACAGCCCAAGACTAATCCGTTCTTTGCTAGAGTAAACAATGTCAACGATCCGGAGGATTTTCCTGTGGCTCTTGATGGTTCACTGCTTGCCCCGTCAGAATTATCATGGTTAGATGCAGTGTCACTGATAGATAATGGTTGGGTAGTAGGACAGCAAGGCCCATTCGAAACTGTGTTCCTTAATACTCAAAGAGGTTCGGCCGCAGAAGTTAAATTAAAATTCTTAGCCAGTCCCGCTAGATATGTCAATACAAACTGGGTACCTGGACAAGTAACAACCAACAAATGGGGAATTAAATTAGATTCTACCAGTAATTTTTGGCAAACATGTAACATCGAACACAACTATCATAGAAAAGTTGTCGACGGAGTCATAACATATACTGCTGGTATAGAAAGTTTGTATGCAGAATTCTGTGCGCTTAATAACCGTGATTTTAAATCAACTGTCATAGATAAATTTAACAATTTAATAGTTAACAAAGAATTCTTATTAAGCGGATTCAGTAATAAAAATAATATTAGAATTGAAAGTACAAGTATTGCAAGTCAACGCAAGACATTATTTGTACCCGAAGAAAATTACGCAGTTAGATTGATTAAACATTATTCAGATAGAGAAATATTCTATTCTGCAATGCGAATAATTTGGAACGGAACATCATATTCTATTCACGGATTTGCCAACGAACAAGGATATTTTAATTATCTTACTCCAGCAACAAACAGCGCCCTTACTGCTAAAACTATAGGTAATGTTGTAGTTAAAGAAAAAAATGTATACAGTAATGAACTAGCATCGATGACCTACGGACAAGAGTTTGTCAGCAGACAAGAAATATATGACATCATTATTGGCTACGGAAAATATTTAGAAAGTCAAGGATTTAAGTTTGAAGAAGTTGAATCCTACGATCTACGCAACTGGCAGTTGAGTGCAAGTCAGTTTATATATTGGAGTAATGAGGTCATTGCTCCTGGTAATTACATTGATTTAAATCCCGCGGCTTCTGGTATTGTATTGACAATGCCACAAGGACAATTAGAAAATTTAGAAGGCACCAACGAAAATGTTGGACAATGTGTAGACCGCAAAAATAAACCATTGTTCAGTAAAGACTTATTAGTTGATCGCAGTGATGATATCACAGTCAAAACCAAGGATACTAGTAATCCAGTTTATGGCATTAAATTAACATTTGCTACCTATGAATCCGTTGTACACTTAGATTCCACCAGCGTGTTTAATGACATATACTTCCTGCCGGATCAGTGTACAACCAAGCGTAGTTTTGTAATAGGCGGCAAAAAGAGTCAAGCATGGGATGGGAAATATTTTGTTCCTGGATATGTTGTCAGCGATGATTCTATTATTCCTAACTATGACACATTCTCTGAAGTTGGAAGAAATCTATTAGATATAGAAAATGTCGTCGATGATAAAACAATACTGGCTGCTAGCAGAGCCCAATTTGGCTTAACTAGAAATCCAGAATTACGTCAATTGTTTTTACAAGAAGAAACAGAGACGCTGTTTAAAAATGCAATTACTTATACAAAAGGCACCAAGCAGGTATTCGCTGGCCTGGAGCCACTGACTCACAGTGACGGAAGTTCAACCTTGCCCTTGGAAGAATACATGGTACGCATAGGTGAGTTCGGAAATACTAAAAATATTGAATTTTATGAATTTGAATTAGCATCTGATGATTTGTCCCGTAATCCACAGGTCATTAGTTTTGTGTCCGATAATGATGACAAAGTAAGTCCTTATATTCACTATATCACTGATAACTCGCAGAAATGGGTTCACAGACCTTATAGAAAAAATTTAACATTTAAACCATTAGGTAGAACATACACTGATTTAAAAACCAGCGGTCCTATCATCGAAGGAGATACTAATTTTAGTGTTGCCATATTAGATGACCTACCTGCATTATACAGTAATTTCACAGACCTGCATGATATAGAATCATATTCAGCCAATAAATCTTATAAGAAAAATTCGCAGGTTCGATACAACGGATTCTTGTACTATTCAATAACTACGGTTAGTCCAAATACATGGACTAATAACAGCGATAAATTTACTCGGATAAACGAACCATTTTTGCCCAACATATTTGTTGCAAATTATAATAGGCCCAATCCTAATTTATTGGGTACAGGCAACAGTATGTTCACACCCGGTACTTGGCAAGTGTTACAAACGATAGACAGAAATATTGCAGTAACAGAAATATGCGCTGGCCTTACAGACGTAAGTAAAGCTAGAGTTACTTGTAATTTTGCTCATAGAGTAGAAGCCGGTGATTATGTATTAATTATTAACGCAAGCTCTGCAAATTCCACAGTCGATGGTATATGGCGTGTGGATTCCATTGAGAATAATTTTGGATTTTATATTAATACCAGAGTCACAGAAGCTATCACTACGGGTAAAGTATTTGCATTTAAGCCAATTAGATTTAAAAATCTTGCTGAATTAAATGCTGCCACAGGCGCAAATGCAGAAACATATGGGTATGCATGGAAGAGAAAATATGATCCTTTCAGCAACGCAATAGGCACTACTAATTTTACATTACCAATTACTCCCAGCAAATATAATGCCGATTTTCCTATTGCAATTATCGACGATGGTGCGGCCAATAACAAAGGAGATGTCAGCTTTGACTTTGGAAACTATAAAGTCTACGAAATAATTCAAACTGATGTCATTAGAAAAACTGTGGTTAAAACTGATTCACTGCCTTTAGACCTCAGTGACATAGAACATTTGATAATCTATGACTATGATTCTAATAAAGTCATGGCTAAGTTAGAATTATTCGATCCTAGAAAAATGTATCTACCAAAGGTATTTAAAGATGACATAGAAGTTATAAATCGTGTGGATCCTGCAAAATATACTCGCACCACCGACGAATATAAGAGTGCATATGCAAGTCTTGGATGGTATGAAGAATATGTGGGACATCGCTGGTGGGATACTAGTACGACTCAGTTCAGTGACTACGAAAGTGGTGACACACTAACAAGAGCAAGATATTGGGGAACTACTGTTGATAGTAAACTTCCAGATATCTATGAATGGACAAAAAGTCCAGTGCATCCCACGCAATGGAATAATTTAGTAAAAGCCAGCGGCTCCGCATTTGGCCAACGTGCTTCGGGTGAAGTTTATGTTGACTCTACTTCCGGAAAAGATAATTATCACTGGGTTGAAGAACAAGATTATGTCAACGGTAATATTTATAACGTGTTTTATTTCTGGGTAAAGAACAAAGATACTATCAGCCCAGAAAGTAAAGCTGTGAGAATTTATTCTACTAAACAGTTGAGTAAAATAATATTAAATCCAAGTGCCGCAGGCCTGGCCTGGTATGCACCTATTAGCAATAATAGTATTATGTTCAAGGGCATAGAACATCTTTTAAATAATTCCAGCACAGTGGTTCAAATTAAGAAAAAATTAAAAGGCGAAGAGAAACATCAACAATGGTTGTTTGTATCAGAAGCAAATAACACAGAAACTATTCCACAATGGATACACACACGCTTCCGAGACAGTATTGCCAGCGGCATACACTATAAATCAACAGCAAATTATGTTGATTATAGTACAGCTACTACACATCGTCCCAGAGACATTGTGCAATATAATTCTAATTTTTATATTTGTCATACTCAAACAACGGGAACATTTAACAGCTCAAAGTGGCATTTAATAACCGGTGCAGAGTATATAGATAGCAATACGTTTGAGTTTAATATTACCAAAAACATCCCTGACGTGATAAAATTACATAGATATTCACAACTAGGAAATTCTATTAGACCATATGCACAGGGATGGTTCAGAGATATCTACGAAGCAAGAAGAACATTTATTAAAAAAACAAATCAGTTATTATTAAACGTCGATATCAGTTCCTTGCCGAATTGGGGTGACATTTTAAATCAAACAGCATACATATTGTTTGATGAAACGATTGACTTGACAAAATATTGGACATTAGTAGATTATCAAAGCGAGGGCTATGATTCCACAAAAGAAATAACTTTGACTGTATCTAAATTGGCTGAAATTTATACATCTTATGTAACAGTGAATTCATATATCAAAGTATTGGAAGATAAATCTATATATGAAAAAGATGTAGATGGAGGATTCAAAGTAGTTTATAGAACTGCTGATAAAACAAATCAACGCGGCGCAATTAAACTCAGCGATGAATTGTTTGATCCTAAAGGCACATGGGATGGCTCTAAATGGAATGCAATTAACATTCCTTGGGACTTTGACTTCTGCAATATATTTTATGCAATAACAGAAGCACTGCGAAATAATCTTTTTGTAGATACATACAAAGTCAGCTACTCTAAAATGATGTGCGCCATGTTTAGGTATGTGTTAAGCGAACAAACTAATGTAGATTGGCTGCAAAAGTCCAGTACAATAGAACCCATTAATTTAATAAACAGAAATTTAGATAAAATGAATACACTTCGTCGTGATGACATTGACATATTTTCAAACTTTTATACCAGTGTAAAAAGTTACAGAGATAAAATTCGAAGTTCCACAGTTAATAAACAGTTAATAGAAAATACCAATTTGTCCATGGACGAAACATTGTCAGTGGAAGACACTGAAATTAACATTGGTTATGGCGGCGAACTTGCCGGAGAAGGCACCATCTTTAACTAAGTAGTTAAAGAAACAGTTAAATACAGTATACAGGAAATAAAATGATAGATTCGACAAATATTAACATTGATGGTCACGTAAAGATTTGGGATCCAAAGACTCAAGAAGTCTTTGTCAGTAAGCATAACGCAATTAATCCTGAAACAATGACGTTGATTATTGCCACTATGTTACAAGGAAACAATAATTCCTACGTATATGAAATGCATTTCGGCAACGGCGGCTTGATCATAGACGAAACTGGAAACATCACTTACAACGACGTCACTGATAATTTATCTACAGGTTTGCAAGCAGGACTGTATAATCCAACGTATTTCAAAGTTGTTGACATAGCTGACACTGCAAATAACTCAGATGATATTAATAATAATGTAGTTGTAAATCATATCACTGGTTTAAACTACACTGATTTGGTGGTTACTTGCACAATAGAAGAAAATGAACCAGAGGCTGGACTCGGCGATTATATTTTCAACGAATTAGGCCTAAAAAGCCGCGGAGCCGCTGGCAAAAATACAGGATATTTGTTGAGTCATATTGTATTCGATCCAGTGCAAAAGTCTGCAAACAGAGTAATACAGATTGTTTATACTTTAAGAATTAGACTAAACTAAAATAGATAAATAATACAATAAAGGAATTTCGAAGAATGGCATATGATGTTACAAAAACAGACGGCACACGACTAACAATCGTTGCAGATAGAACAGTAGATACAACTACTCCTATTAAGTTGCTGGGTAAAAATTATTCCGCTTACGGCGAAATAATGGCAGAAAACCTAGTTCAGATGCTAGAGCACTTCAGTAACCCAGTTGCTCCATCAAATCCAATTACTGGTCAATTTTGGTGGAACAGTAATACACGAGTTGTCAGCGTGTATGACGGTGTAAAATGGAATCCAATTGGCGGCACTGATTTAATTGGCGGTCCGGTAGACGGATTCAGCACAGCTTTAATTAAAGATATTTCAGGAATTTTTCATCGTGCTATTAAAATCCAAGTTGGAGCTTCAGTGAATGCAACAACCGGCACAATCGTTGCTATTATCAGCAGTGATGCTGGTACATATACTCCACATGCAGACACTGGTTTGCAAAATAGATTCCCGACTATTGGCTGCGGCATCAATATGAATGACGGCCAAGATGCTGGTTCTGAATATGGTAACTTTAAAATCCGTGGTCGTGCAATGGAAGCAGAATTTGCCGACATGGCCGAGATATACAGAAGTGATGTCGAACTTGTTCCTGGTAACATTGTTCGTCTGGGCGGCGAAATGGAAATTACTAAAACAATTAAAGCCTACGACGAAGAAGTATTTGGCATTATATCAACTGCTCCTGGCTTCTTGTTAAACAGCAAAATGAAAATGCAAGAAAATGCTTATCCTGTAGCATTGAAAGGGCGTGTGCCTTGTTTGGTAAAAGGCCCAGTTCGTAAAGGACAACGTATTGTTTCAAGTGAGGTGCAGGGTGTGGGAATGTCCACTGATGAATATAATCCAATAAACATTATTGGCAGAGCATTAAACGATAAAATCAGTAATGGTATTAGCACAGTAGAAGTAGCTGTTGGAGTGAGATAAATTGGCATCAAAAGGGCAATTAATCACATCCAGTGACTATAACTTGTTGGTCAACAATACCAACAAAGTTTTTGCCGACATTTATCCCAGTAGTATCCCTAGAACAGTATTAGCTGATAAAATTAGACAGGGCTATGGATGGGGAAACACATCCGCTGGTTTAGCCAACACCGGAACAAAAATTACGGCAGCATTGGTCAATGAAATGATCGACCGTATTAATTTAGGCGCTGAACATACGGGCAGTGTCTACGAACTAGATCGTGTTATAATTGGACAAAAGGTCACTGCCAGTATCTGGAATGATATAGAAACAGTGTCAGCCGATGTTGACACAAGACATAATTTATCAGCCATAGGACAACGAGCATTGGCTACTTTGGGAAACATCCCGAGAACCACACCATGGAATTCTAACTTAACATACACAGTGACTTTAAATTTTCAAAATTATGACAAAGCTAGATATTTCTTCAACAGCGATAGTAGCATTAATTTAAATTTAACAGGCACTGGATCCGGAGCGTCTGGGTTATGGCAATCAGTATACGCTAGATTCGGAGTTGTAAGTTTGAAATTAACTAATACGGTTTCGACTACTGCAAATATTATCAGCGAAAATAAAGGCTTTAGGGACTTGAACTCTGCTGAACAGTTATTATTATCTTGTAACAGCGCCGGCGGTGGCGGATATGGCTACGGATACGGATATGGCTACGGATATGGCTACGGCTACGGCAATGGCGGCGGCTACGGCTACGGCAATGGCGG